TGTCCATTGTGTTTATAGGTGTGGAAGAACACCAAATCTCCTGGTTGCATATTACTAACTCCGTTAACGGCTTGCCCTTGTTTGGCGATTACATCAGTGTTTACGTTCGCTGGGTTATCACTACCTAATATAATCCCATTCTGCTTAAACACGTAATGTACCCACGAAGAGCAATCGAATATGCCTGAGTTTATTTGAGACTGTGAACGTCCTCCCCCAAACACGTATCTTGTTTTACCAACAAACGTCTGAGCATACTGTATTATAGTGGCTGCAGAACCAGTAGCCCCACCCGTTGGTAGTGTAAAATTGCCATCGACAGTTGTGCCGGTTGTGCTACCTAACTGAATAGATGGTTCACCTAGTGCTCCACCTTCGTAGTCGGTATAAACACCCCAAGGAGCTTCAAACCTTCCATCCCCACCTTTAGCTAACCCACGTGTAACACCTAGTCTCGTAATCCAAGAGCCGTACACATCGAACTCATGCGAAACTGACTCAATAAAGAACTCGATATCCACCCCTGACTCAAGAGACAAGTAGAGAAGTCTGTCACCAATTTTATATTTGCTCTCTCCGATTACTGTAAGAAAGCCGTTATAGAATCGTGGGTTTAAGATGTTCCAGTTATATAAGTCCTGCTGATAAGATTGTAGCTGGCTTCTGGAGTCACCTACGTCACCGCCATCAGCATACCCGACGTAACCAGTATAACGATGAAGTCTACGCAATCCAAACTTCTTAAAATACGGTTCGTACCACAACGGGAATACGTCCATCGTTTGGTTTACATCGAACGTGCTAAAGAAGTTCTGCATACCAACAGAAAATAGCGCGTAAGCTTCGATGTCACTTTTACCAATCGCTGGATTAATTACGTGCTTGTCTTCTACGATATGAAGTGGGAGGTCATTCCAGTTTTTCGGGTTGAAAGGTGTTTCGCGGAATACGAAGCTAGGCATTTCATTATCGTAGCTTTCCCAGTACATTTGGTTAAACGGCTCATTCGAAACTTCACGTAGGAATGACTGCATAGAGCCTTGATAATTAATAAACGACTTTTCATCGAATAGCTTTTCATTTGGTCTACTACTTAGTTGGAGGTCAATAACATCAATCGCAGTTTTACCATCGTTAAACTCGTAGTTCATATACTTAAAGATAAGCTCAGCCCATAGCTGTTCCACGATACTCGCAGCTGACTGACCAGCAAATGTAACCCTTCCAGCTAACCAACCCATGCTAGTCGTTGTCATATTCGTTTCTTGAACAACGCCCACTTCGAAGTTCATAAGCGCTTTCGCGAATGTTCTTCCAGTTACAGTGACTGTTCTTTGTGGAGTTGTACCCTGTACCGTTACGGTGCGTCGTACATCATCGATAAGCCCAACCATAACAGTAGATATCGTTTCATCATCGTAGCGTTTCATCTGGATAATAACTTTGTCATTAGAGCCTAGCGTTAAATCCCATCGATTTTTATTTGGTAGTGTTATCTGAAACGTTCCGGCATCAACGTTAAGGTCGTTATTCGTTGAAACGTTCAAAATCTCCTTAGACAAAGATGAAACCTCCGTCGTTTCCGCACGGAGGGTAATATCACCTTTTTCTGTAGAAAACGTAACAGTAACGCTAGGACGATAGCGTTTTGCTTGAACCATTAGCGATTTCCTCCCAGTCCCTGTCTAAACTCGTAAGCGATACTCACAGCGCTTGATTTAATCTTCTCTGTGATTGCCGTAGTGACAGCGTTATTGTTTTCTTTTGACATTCCATCGATATTTCCACCCACAGTAACTTCGAGCTTTTGCGTGTTATTACTCGATGGTTGAATAGAGCCGTTCGTGTTTCCAGTCATCGTTTGTGAGGTCTGCGCGTTCCAAGTACCTTGTGTTCCACCAAACTTACTTAAGAACCCATCAGTGTATTTGTAACGGTTAGCATAGTTTGGTTTTCCAGCACGCTCAAACGAGTCTTCGAACGCTTGTGTTGCCCACTTAGAATCGTTGGCTGATTTTAGCCCTTCCATACCTCCATACTTGTTTTTAAGCTTGCTTGCTCCAGTAGAGTCTTTACCATTCATTTCTAACCACATATACTGTAGTTGAGTTTCCATGCTGTTTGCGTCTTTACCGTTTTGCTTTGCCCAAGACGTTAGTTGATCCCAACGTCCGCCAGCTTCCCACTGCATGATACCTCGTCCAGGACCTCCGCCAGATTGTTTCTTGGTAGGATCGATTCCAGATTCCTGTTGTAAGTTACCTAGGATACCAGCAGCTGCTTGGTCGGTAAAGCCTTTGGATTTAAAGAAGTTCCAAGCTACCTGAGCGTTGGAGTTACCCGTGAAGTCACCAGAAATATCGGTGTCACCACCGCCTTTACCTCCTCCAAGCCCCATACCTTCCATGACAGCGTTCATGAAAGTTCCACCACCGGTTAGTAACCCACCTAGGATACCACCACCACCAGATAATCCACCCAGTAGACCACCCATAAGCTTACCAAAGATACCCTGACCACCACCGGCTTCAGTAGCAGACGTGCGACTTCCTTGCCCGTTAAACCCACCAAACTCTTGAGCCATCTTTGAATCGTCGATGTTCTTACGTTGGTGGTCAAGCAGAGTCATTTCTTTCTCTAGTTGCTTATCCTTCGCATCGATGTTAGCCTTCTCAACTTCTTTAGTACGCTGAGACTGGTTAACGAGCTTCTTGGCGTCATCTTTCTTGTCTTTGTCAGTAGCTTCAGGATTCGTAATAATTTCAGCGTTGGTTTGAAGTGGGTCTTGTTTTAACACTTTCGCGTCAAGGTTTTCAACCTTCTTCTCACCGTCAGCTTTCATAGGCTTTTCTTCCTTCTCAGGTTGTCCCATGATGTTAATGACTTTACCGTTGATATTAACTACTTCTGAGTTGATGTCACCAACATCTTTCTCTTTTTCGTCTTTACCTTTTTCAGCATCGGCTTTCTTCTCGTCAGCTTTTGCATTCTCTTTGTCTTTGTTCTTTTCTTTATCTGCTTTCTTTTCTTCTTTCTTGGGCTTATGTTCTTTCTCAGCCTTTTCCTCTTTTTTCTTGTCTTCCTCTTTTGCCTTCTCTTTTTCAGAGCCGGTTTGCCAAGGAGTTACGAAGTCCCAAGTTTTTGAAAGAGCACCCTGCTTGTCTTCTTTGTAAGTCTCAGTTTCGAAAGGGTTCCAGCTAGAAACGGTCTGCCCTTTTTCATGGCCAAAGAACCAGTCACCGACACCGCCCCCAGCGTCACCAGCTTCTTTCATAGCCACAGCTGAACCAAGAACACCAAGTCCACCTTTTAGAACAGAGCTAGCCCCTCCGGGAACTGAAGGCATGGAAGGTTTCTTGATGTTCTTCCACCAAGGAGCTTTTGGAGCGCCACCAACTTTACGGTTGCCAATCATATTAAAGAGCTTCTTACCACCCAGAACTCCACCAAGCCCTAGTAGACCGGCACCGCCAATCATTTCAGCCCACTGGGCACCTTCTGATTGACCAAGGAATTGTTCTTTACCCCAGTTCCAAGCTTTGTCAAGAGGGCTACCACCAAACTTCTTCGTGTTCTCCCACTTAACATCGTTCTCTTCACGACGTTGTGCCTGAGATTCTGTCCAATCTTTTTGCTTTTTATCAGACTCTTTACCACCGTCTTTAATGATGGCGTTAATTTCTTTCTTAGACATACCACCCTTTTTAAGCTTGTCAAGAGTGTCATCCTCAAGTAAGGCATCAGCTTGTTCCATAGAAAGATTAAACTTATCCTTTAGGAATAAAGCTTGGTAATCCTTGTTGCCTCCACCTAATTTGTCGATATTAGAGAATAGCTTTTGAGCAACTTCAGGGTCAGAAATACCTTTGGCTTTCAAACGTTCTAACTCAGCACGCCCTTCGATCCCTTGGTACTCACTTCCCCATCCGAGCATAAGGTCAACCGCATTATCATTACCTTTGACACCAGCGTCAATCTGCCCAAGAACGTCAGCACCTTTTTGCCCTTGTAATCCTGGTTTACCTGATTCACCTAGAATCGTTTGAAGCCCTAAAAGCTGATTAAATTCATCTTTAGAGAACTTCATCTGACCGCTTCCAACTTGTTCAGATAAACCTGTTACAGCGTTGATAAACTCACGGTCACGCCCTGCCATTCCGGTTTCTTTAATCGCACCAACCATTGACTCACGGAACCCTTTAAGAGACTTCGCATCAAACGTGCCATTCCGCACAAGTGTGCCTGACTGTTGTGCTAGCTCGTTAGGATCCATACCCGTAACACGAGACATCGTTTGAATCTCATTCGTTGCAGTCCAAAGCTCTTTCGAGTCTTTAGCACCAGCAAGGTTTGAGTAGGTCGCGCCTGTCTGCATTGTGTCAATCGCAGAATAAGCGTTTCCATCTTTCAACCCGACATCCTGTGCTTGTAGTCTTCCTTTTTCATAGTCACCGTTAAATCCTGGCACCTGTTGACCAAGCTTGGACATATAGTTCTCGTCCACCTTAATCTGTCTAGCACCATCTTTAGCGAACCCGATAAGTTGACCAGCAGCCAGTGTGACACCCAGCATCGGGAGTAACTTACGTGTAGCCATAAGCATGTTGTTCATTACTCCCGGAGTGTTCATATCGTTTACGTTCTGTTGGGTTTGATGAATCTGTCTACGTTGGTCTTCAACCGTTTCAACTTGTGACTGGTAAATCTTTCTACGAGAGTCAACTTCATTTACCTCCCGTTCCAGTTGTTCAGTTGTGGTAGAGTTCGGGTTTCGTTTCCGTGCTTCTTCAAGCTCGCGTTTCTTCTTTTCAAACTCACGTTCTATCTTGTTGTATTTCTCAAAGAATTGTTTGTAGATACGCTCTGCTTGGTCAGCTTGTCGTTGAAACCGTCGAACATCTTCCTGCGACAAAAAGCCGTTATCCATGTTACCTTTACTCTCGATGTTTTCCATATTCGACATCTGTTTTTCAAGGTCTTTGACTGACTTAACGGCTTCACGGGTATCAGCTTTCAGTTTTAACTCAATTTCTTGTGACATGGACTAGTCCACCTCCTCCCAGTCATCATCATCTTCTAACTTTTCGTTGTCCAAAACGATACCCTTTGCTTTTAGTACCTCTCGGTAATCAGGGAGATCACCGTCCTGTTCCGTAAAACGGCTGTAGCTCTCTTCTATCGCGTCGATTTCGTCTTGGTCAGTTTTACTCTCGTAAGCGTCTTGTGCCTCTACAGCTGCCTTCTCAGTCTTCTCAAATTCCTTATCGAAGTCTTCATCCACAAAGCGATTCGCAAGACGTTTCGAAATTTCTGGGTTGTCTAATAAAAAGTTTTCCCAAAGGAACTCTTTTTGGTCGGATGTTAGATTTTGGAACTCTGGCGAGGTTGGTAACACCTTCCACTCTCGCATTATCCAGTAATCAAATCTGTTACTGGGCTCCTTGATTATCTCCTGCATCATCGTTGGCGTTAGCAGGCTTTCGAAAGGAATTTACCCATTCTGTGTATTCGTCATAAACCTGTTCTAACACCTCGTATTCGCTAACGTCCGCAAGGTTAAACCACTCTGGGTACTCTGTTAAAACGACTCCCAACGTAGCACCCATATGAGCGATGTTGTCAGTAAGAACGTCTACTTGACCTTGTAAACCTTGTAGCATCTTCGCTTTGTTAACCCCAATTTGCATACGGTCTAAAACTGATGGGTGCTTGTATACGAACGTTCCAACAAAACGAGAATCATACTCTGAGAAGTTGAACTGTTTTGTGTGTTTACGGTTAGAACCCTGAATAATTTTTTGACCTAAATCACGCGCTTGGTTTTCCATTAATAATTCCTCCTAATTGTTTTAAAAATATAAAAAGCTCAGGATAGCTAGGATCCTGAGCGTCTATCTCAATTACAATTTAGTTTTTAAGCTGGAGTGCTTTTAGTTGATACTAATTTGTCGTGTCCGATGCCTTCAAGTACACGAAGCTAGCATTTTCTCCGCTAATGGTGTTCGCACGGAAGTTCTCAGAGTAGTCTTGGATTGAGCATCCACGATAAGCACGGATAACGGCTTTCGTAGCTTTGTCAACCACTACGATGTCAATAACATCTTGTTTTAGAACTTCCTCACCCAACGAAGCAAAGCCTAGTTGAGCAAGGTTGTCTTTCTTAACGAAGAACCGCTCAATAGAAACGGAACCCTCGTAACGGTTGTACACGTGCTCTTGCGGCATGATAGAACCGATTTCCATAACCGGCTCAGTACCGAAAGAACGACGCGCGTCAATACCTTGCGCACGCCCTACTACTTTATTCCCAATCATCAAGAGAATCGTAGAACCTGAGTGAACAGTCTGTTTCTCTTGCG